TTCGTCGACGGAAATTTCTGGCATGGTTGGCGTTTTCCGCTCTGGCGGCATAAACTGACGCAAAAATGGCAGCTGAAGATTGAAACGACGCGGAAGCGAGACCAACGTAATTTCCGTATCCTTCGAAAAACGGAGTGGAAGGTTGTCCGAATTTGGGAGCATCAGATTGAAAGAAATCCACAAGCCTGTGTTGAAAGAATCCACATAGCATTGGGTCAGAAAATAAACCTTGATTTGATTACGCATTCCGAGGTAAGTTGTGTAGAAACCTGAATCCGGTTTACGGCGGATTTTTGATAGTCGCATTTTCCGGTGCAATTGGGGCCGATATCATGTGGAGAGAACTAACGTGATCCAAAAAGGCGACAAGGTCCGAATTTTACCAGAATTCGCCGATGTCGGTGACGAGCAATTTGAACGAATAGCCCTGGAGGATGAGGACGGGGGACGCGTTCGAATTGTATGTCTCGTGCCGGGCCTCGCGTACCAGCCACAAGAGGTGCTCGATACGCGAATGCTTGAAGTGGTCCAAAATGCGGGCACTAAATGAGGACTCCCCTGAAGCGGGCACTTTCTGGACGGATGACATCTATCGGGCTCATCTTATCCGGCTACGCCGAATTATCCACCCGCTCGATGAACCGCAGATAGCGGTGGGCGGGGACGTTGGAGGAAGAGCCAGTGGCGAAGGGATGGGCGTGGCCTTCGTCGGTGACGGTGTGGGTGAGGGCGAGGGGATTGCCGTAGGTCGTGTCCTTCACGCCGGAGGTGTAGGCGGGCGAAGTCGAGTGGATCAGCGTTGCGCCGCCGGACTGGATGTCGTAATAGTCGGTGGTGGTCAGGTCGTGCCGGTGGTCCGGATGGTCCGCGACTTCAATGCCGGTCTCGTTGTAATCGGTGACGCCCGTGTGGGTGTGCGTGTCCGCGCCGCCGGTCGTGCCGACTTTGCCATCGGAGCAGGAGTGCCGCGCGAACTTGTCCTCCATGTCCCAACTGTTGCCGTTCAAGTGCTTGTCGGCATTGCCGCCGCCCATGCAAGCCCAGCCAGGGCGGACTTGGCTCGAAGAACCGGTGAACATCTTGACCGTGCCGATCGGATCGTCCATGTAACTCGAAACGCAGACCGGCGTGCCGTTGGCGGCGTAGGTCCAAGCAATCACGTCGCCGGCCACGACGTTCGGGTCGCCGGAGGCGTTGTTCGGCAGATAGACCACCACATCGACGCCGGACGGATTCGAGCCGACCGAGTCGTCGCATGCTTGCACCGTGACGCGAGCGTGGCCCCCTTGGCTCGGGTAAACGCCGCCGGTATACGTCCAATTGGCCTGGGCGACGCCCCAGCGAATCTGCGAACCGCCTGATGGTTTGACGATCAGCCAGCGGTCCTCGTCCTGGCCCTTCAGTTTGACCAGAATGCACCGGTCGCCGGTCGCGAGCGGACCCAGCGACAAAAAATCATACGCCGTGACGGTCGTGGCCGTGGCCGCGAAATCCCCGGCCGCCACGGTCCAAAGAGTCACCGTGCCCGAGTCGCCGGCGGCGATGTCCTCGGCCGCTTCGCCCGCCGCGACTTCAAGCTCTTGCGCGTTGCCGACGCGAACCAGCGCCCACTTCAGGCCGGTGCCTGACTCGCGCCATAGGATTTGGGCCGAGCCGACTGGGACGGGGACGAGCGAGCTGGTCGTGCCGTCCTTCGAGTCGGCGAAGCCGTAATTCTCTTCGCCGGTCTGGATGTAAATCTGCACGGGCGTGACGCCCGCCACCACGGCCAAGCCGATCTCGCCGTCGGGCAGCGGCTCTTGCAGAACCACGAACTTGCCTTGCGACGATCCTCCGGGCGCGGTGCCGGCCACGGCGATCCGCTGGGCGAACTCATCCTCGTCGGTCGCGGGAGGAACCAGTGGCGAATCAATGCCGAGAATGCTGAACCGGTTAAGCGCATTGCCAGTCGTGTTCTGGACGAGGCAGAGGTCGGCTTTACGCGCGTAGCGGATCGTCTCGCCCGACCCGGCGCGGAGCAGTTTCAGCAGATCGGCGTGATCCTGCAAAAAGGCGTTCCACTCCTCGTGATGCACAACGAGCTTTTCGCCGCGCGTCATCGGCTGAAATGCTTGGCGGTTGGTGCCGGCCATTGTTAGCTCCTTAGCTGCCGATGCCAATCGACGAGAAATCGGCTTCGTCGTAGACCCGCTCGACATAGGCGGCGACCGGTTGCTTGATCAGCCGGTGCTCGTCCACCTTGTCGCGATACAGGACCCACAGATACTGCCAGCCTTTTTTGCTGGGCACAGTGATCGGGCCGACGTCGAAGTTCGTTTTGTTCTTCGAGCGGGCGAACTTGAACGTGATCGCGAAATTGTCTTTGTCCTTCGGCTTGCCGCTGGCTCCGCGAAACAGGACCTCGCCGGCCGGATAGCCGCGAAACGTGTCGTCGTTGGTGTGCTTGCAGATGTCGGCCAAGGCATTGATGTAGATCGTCGTGACGTTCGACGGGTCGAAGTACCACGTTTCGGACCACTCATAAGCCACGGTTTCGATGTCGCAGCCCTCGACCGCGCCGTCGGCCGTCACGCCGATCGAACCCTGGTTGTCAGGCGCATTGCCGGCGGCAGCGGTCTTGGAAATGGTTTCGAGCGACTGTGTGATGTGCGTTGTCCCGCCGCCAATCTCGAAGTTGTAGTCATTGTCGCCTTGCTGGCGCGGTGGGACGCCGCCGTAGTGGACCTGCACGTCCCACACGCCGCCGCCGAGGTGCTTCAGGTCATACGATTGAAAGAGGCAGGTCGCCCAGGTCAGCGGAAAGACCGCCTCGATGGCCGTCTTGGCGATTGACTCGTCTTCGGTGCCGGTCAGCGCGTAGAGCAGTTCCTCCTTCGCCTTCGACGAATCAAGGGCGACGGTCCCGCCTTGCGATTGAACCCGTTCGATCAGGACTGGCATGCAGTTGCGCCGCGGTCAGGCGACGACTCCTCCCTCTTCGATGGCTTTTTGGACCCGCTCCAGGCCTTTGTCGATCTGGCCGAGTTTCGCGAGCTGATCTTTTTGGACCTTTAATTGCGGATCATTGCCGCCGAGGTACTTGGCCAGGTCGGCATTGAATGTGCCGCGGACGCTCTCCTTGAGCGGCGACTGGTGGGCCTGCTCGGCGAGCGTCGCCTTCAGCGCATAGACCTTATCGACGAGGCCAATATCGGTGCCGTCGACTTCGGCTGCTTGGAGCGCCTGGCGATATTCCAAATCCAAAAGGGCGAGTTGTTTTTTCAGGTCGAGGTTTTCTTTCTCTTGCTGGGTGGCGTTCTGGGCCTGCGCGCCGAACGAGGCTTCGACTTCGAGTTGGGCCAGATCGGCGTGGTATTTTTCCTCGCGCTTCAGCCGCTCTTCGATCTCTTTCTCGTGCGCTTGGCGGCGCTCCGCCTGGATTTCGTTGATCGACTCTTTGCCGAGCGAATCGAGCCGGCCGTTCAGCCGGTCCAGTTCGTGCTGGCGCGGTCCGCCGACGCGCGCCCGTTCGCCGCGCAGCATTTCATTCAACGCTTTTTCGCGCTCTTGGGTTTCCCGCTGGATGCCGGCGATTCGCTTTTCGAGGTCGGTCTGGTTGCGCGCCAGCGCCTCTTCGTCGAGCTTTTTTAGATGCTCGGCGGCCGCATCCGCCGCTTTCACGGCCTTAAAATTGTCCTTCGCTTCATTCGCGGCCAGGGCGTCCTTGGTCGGCTCGGGCTGTTTTAGCTGCTCGATCCGAGCCAACAGGCCTTTTTGCTGATCATCGAGCACGTGCCGCTTCTGCGCCAGCGCGGTCGGATCGTCGAGCGCATGCCAGACCGAACTGAGCGATTCCATCTGCTCGAGGATGTTCTGCCGCTGGGCACGGAGTTCGGCCAGCGCGGACTGTTTCATGATCGCGTTCAGGCGCTGCTGCGCTTCACCGACGCCGTTGATTTTGTTCGAGGCCGTGTCGAGCGACAGTCCCAGGTTGCCGTACGTTTTGGTAAGCAACCGCAGGATCGAATCGGCCTCGGCCATGTCGGCATTCGTCAGGTCGGTCTGCGCGCTGAGTTCTTGCAGCCGTTCGATCCGCTCCAGATCCGAGGCGCGCTGCTTGTCCCCCTTGTCGGTCGCCTCCTTGAGCTTAGCCGCATGCTCTTCCAGGGCGGCCGTCGATGCGCCGAAAGCCGAGCCCATCGCGGTGGCGGCAACGGCGATGCCGACAAAGACGCCGAGCGCCCCGCCCGTCGCAATCAGCCCGAGCGATCCGCTCAATCCCTTGATGCCTGCGCCCAGCAGGCCAACCGGGCCGCTTGAGGCGCTGGCATGCTCGCCGATCAGCGAGACCGCGCCGGCCGAACGGCCGAGATTGCGAAGGTCGCTGCCGAGCCGCCGGAGCTTGCCTTTGACAGCGAGGAGCTGCGCGTCGAGTTTTTCATCTTGCGCCGAGATTTCGACGAATGCCCCGCCGGCGCGAATATCGGAAGCGCTCATGAATCGTTTCCCTATTTACCCAGAAGCGACCGGACGGCGACTCCTGGCTGCTGGTCGACGAACACGGTTTTCAAAATGCTAATGTGGATATCTGGTTCGCCGGTGTCCTGCTGGTGCGGTGTAATTTCGGCGAGCGGATTGAGCTTTTCCGGCTGGATCGTTGCGCCTTGCAGCGCCGCGAGCCAGGCCATGATGTTGCTGGCAATGTTCCAGTCGTGCCGCATCCGGCCGCGGGCCAGGGCCCTCAACTGGCCGAGCTGGTACGAGCCGGGATGGACGCCGACGATGCCGGCCAGTTCCCAGCACTCGCGTTCCAGATCGCGTCCAAGCGGCCGAGCACGTGGTCCAGCGTCTCGCTCTGCTGCTGCCGGCTGATCCGCACGGCCCGCTGGAGCGCGTCGCGGGCTTTCCGGTGGGGAAAAAAATCGATCACCGCATCAACGAGCGCCTGACCGGCGTCCTCCAAAGCGTCGCCTGCCAGGCTGCGGCCAAAATCTTCGTCGCTGACATTGCTTTCCTTCGCTGCGCGCTCGCAGGCCAGATAGAGCACGTCCACTAGCTTCGGCAAGTCTTCCAGCAGCGCCCGCAGGCCGGCGAAATCTTCGTCGAGAGCCGCGTAGAGATCGACCTCGAGCTTGGCGCGAATGCGGTTGAGCGTGGCCACGTCGAGATCGACGAGCCAGACGTGGCCGGTGCGGTCGGTGAATTTCGCCATGATGGTGTTAAGTTAGGCTCGGACGTTAATGAGGGACGGGAGTTTCGGAGCGACTTTAACCAGCGCCGGCGCGGCGAACGGGCGTGGAGCGATCGTGGCCGACACGACCCGCCGCCGGGCGCTAGGGAATTTGGAGAGGGCTCGATCGGTGGCGCGAATCCAGCCGGTGCGCAGTTCGAGTTCGGCAATCTGCAAGGGCGCGCCTTGCTCGAGCGCGTTGGGCACGGTCGTTTTGAGTGTGATGCCATCGGTCCGCCGGCGGCCGCCGTTCAGCTTGACCGGCCCGACGAAGACCGAGCGACCGTCGAACGCGTAGAGGATCGTCCGCAGGTTCGGTTCCGGCGCGTGGGAACTGGGCGGCGCGCCGGGCTGCGACACCTTTTTGCGCGCGCGGATCGAACGGCGCATCGTGAGCCGCAACATCCCGCCGGCCCGGTTGAGAGCGGAAGCCCGCGCCTTGCCGACCGCCTGGATGACCGCTGCGCGGTCGAAGAACGACGATGTTTGGGAAAACGTGAGTTCCAAGGGAAAGGCTAAATGCTGAATGCTAAATGCGAAATGCTAAATGCGAAATGCGAAATGGAGGAGGCAGCATGCAGAGGGCGTTGCGCGCTAGGTTGCCGTGAACCAGGTCGGCGCGTGGGCGTCGTAAGTCGGCATGGCGCTGACTTTGGCGGTGACGGCGTCGGCCAGTTTTTCGTCGCGGGTGAATGTTTTGACCATGCAGATCGCCCGCAGGCCCTGGCTGCCGGTCGTATCGACCGGTCCGTCGAGCGCCAATAGTTCGATGCTCGTCCGGCCGAGAAAGGCCGTCTGTAGCGCCGTGAAGAAGGCGTCGGTCGGGTCCCACACCTGATCAAACTCGAGGCCGGCATCGAGGAGGGTCGCAACTCGCGCTTTGAACCCGGCGTTGCCGCGCGTGGTCACGTCGGCCTCGTCGCAATCAAGCTTGAGCGACAGATCTTTGACGTTCGTGCATTCGGTCCAGGTCGGGCTCGAGTAGCTGCCCGTGTTCCGGTACAGCTTGCACTGGTAACCAAGTTTGAATGACATGGTGGTTTATCCTGCAATGAAGGAGGTAAAAACTATTCCCACGCTTCGCGGGTGCGATGCGGGTGGGTCGCGGCGAATCGCAAGTCGGGATTGAGCGGAGCGGGACCGCCAAGCGGGGCGCAAACTTCGCCCGCGTCGGCCAGTGTCGCCTGCATCCTCCGCGCGAGGTAGGGCATCCACATGTCGTGCCGGTAGCTCTGGGCGAAGTACATTTGTTCGCGAAGCGTGGGATGGATGTCGGGCCACACGTCGCGGCTCATCGCCTCGTAGCGCTCGACAAACGCGCGGCGGTACAGGGCCGCACAGCCATTCACGTTCGGTGGCACCTCGTCCGAGCCGAGCCGGCTGCCCACGCAATCGGCATCCGGAAACACTTGAAACGGTCGCCAGACTCGGGTATCTGGATCAAGCAGCAGATACCAATCGGCCGGCCGTTCGAGCGCCAGCCGCATGAACCGATCGGTCCAGAGCGGATAGCGATACGTCCGCTTCAAGAGCGATCCGCTAATGAATTCGGCTCCGTGCCGCCGGGCAATTCGCGGATAATCACCGTACACGCCGTCGCCAATAACCAGCGTTTCACTGGCCGGATAGGACCGGCGAAACTGGCCGAGGCACGAGTCCAATAGCTGCGGCGCTTCGGCATGCACGTGGATCAGCGTGATGAGGTTCATGACGACACCTTGAGCGTGCCGCCGCTGTTCCAGAGTTGGCCATAATTGCCAGGATCGGTCGTCGGCAAGTTCGAGAGGATAATTTGCCCGAACGAATCGATCTGGACCGCGCTATTGCCAAACGACGCGGAGCCGTCTCCGCGCATCGCGGCCGAGCCCCCCGCGGTCGAGACCGAATTGCTGTTGATGTTGCCGTAGGCGTCGATCATCGGGCTGCCGCCGATCGTAATCGCGTGGCCGTTCAGGTCGAGATCGCCGCCGAGTTGCGGCTGCGGATCATCGACGACCTGGGGCGCGCTGGTTGTCGGGGTGTAGGGCATGGTTGATTTAAGCTCCTCCGGCGCTGGCCGGCGCGAACGTGTCGCCGATGCAAGTCACGATGTCGCCCGCGTTGCCGCTGACTTGGATCAGCAGCAGGTCGATGTGGTGGAACGTGTGCCATTCGCCCGGGTCCCAGGCGACCTCCACGCCGTCGATTTGAAACAGGACCGGCCCGGAGTTGGCCGGCTTGCACGAAATGTCTCCGGTGAACAGAATCCGAAACGGGGCCAGCTCCTGAAAGCCGCTGCCGGTCGTCGTGACGGAGAGTTGGACAGGTCGATTGATCATGGCGAGTTTGCTATTCGATAATGCGATACGTGAGCGACAGAACCGCCGTGAAGACCCGCAGTTCGTCGAGGTGTTTTAAGTCGTAGGCCGCGTCGCTCGTGGTGCCGGTCCAAGCGGCCCGATGGCTGCTGGTGGTCGTCAAGGATTGCAGCCGGAGCGACTTCTCAATTTCATCGACGAGGCCCAGCATCGCATCCAAATCCTCATCCGAGCCGCTGATCTTGTGTTGAATCGCCACATCGAGCGTGTGATCGTACTGGCAACCGGTCCGCGAGGCAGGCACGCTCGCAATGCTCCGCGGAATGACGGTCGTGACAACCGACCCTTCCAAGTCCTTGATCTGGTAATCGGCCCGATACTTGCGCACGGCCGCGACCGGCTGGCTGTAGCTTGCGCCGGCCAGCGCCCCGACTAGCGCATCGGCAATTTCGATCAGCATGGCGGCCATTGGCGCGCTCCCTTAGTCACTCCGTCGCAACGAGCTTGTTCATTCTGTTCCCACGAGCTTGGTGTGAATCCGATACGTTTTGCGGTACGGGTCCGAGAACCGGAATGCCGGTTCGCTGCCAGGGGCCAGCACTTCATAGACATACGTGGTATTGTTTTGGACCTCGCGAATTTGGTCGCCGCGCTGCGGCTCGCCTGTTTGCAGATCCGCCGCCAGCACGAGGTAATCCCGCGACTCCCACCGCTCGACGATGCCCAGATCGGTCGCGACCTCGAACACCGTGCGGCCGATCGTGACCGGCACGGTGAACGAGGCCAACCCGCAGGAGTACGTAACTGACTGGCTGGCATAGGCTTTCAGCCGCTCGGCCAGCCAATCGGAACCGGTATGGAGCAGGTCGGGCATATTCGACTCGCATGCGCCTATATATATAGTCAAGGTTCTGGGTTGCCCGCGCTACGCCGACAGCCGTTCGACCGTCAGCATATCGAGCCGGCACGAGTCGCCCGCGTTCGCTACGCTCCAGGTCGCGGTGACCGTAATCGCCTGATCAACGGTCGTGTCAACCGTCGTCGCCGCCAGCGCAAACGGTTTGACCGTGGCGGTGCCTGGCGTGCCGAGCGTCTGCTCGCCCGTCCCGGCGATCGTTCCTCCCGAGCCAATTCCGCGCACTACCACCGTCGCATCGAAGTAGCCAATGTCGTTGTTCGCCACGTCCACAGCCGAGGTCGCGGCAATCAGCGTCGTGCCGAGCTTGAGCTTGAGCGTCAGCGTGTCGGTCGAGTTGGTGCTCGGCGCAATCGCCTGGGCGCGAATCTTGAGCACGTCCCCGACTTGCAGCGTGTTGGCCTGAATCGTGTGCGACTTGTCGAAGGCCGTCTCGGCGGTCGTGTTGGCGATGGCGCTCGAGGCGGTGGCCAGCGCGAATCGAAGCGGAATCTGGTCGGCCGTCGCCATGAGCTTGACCGGCACGGTCGTGTCGCTGTCGACGGTCGCCGCGGTCGAGAGGCCGAGGATTTTATTGATCCCGCCGCCGGTCGAGAGCGTGGCGACCTTGTTCGTCGCATCCCAAAAGACCCGCTTGCCAAACGGAATCGCCGTGCCGGCGGTCGCCGCCTTGGGGAACTTGAAGACCCCTTCGGCCACGAGCGCCCCCTTGCGGTTGGCCGGAATGTCAGCCACCGCGACGAGCGCCGAGTCCCCTTGCACGACCACATCGCCGGCGGTCACCGCCGAGCCGGGCGTATAGTCGAGTTGGTCGCCTTCTTGATAAAACACCACCATGATCGGACCTCGCGAAAGAATGTTGTTGCAAACGGTCTGGTTGAACTAGGCCCCGGCGTTCAGCACGCAGGCCCGAAAATCTTGGAATGCGACGCCAAAGTCAAAGAAGCTGCGCCACTGCATGCCGAGCGTGTTGAAGTCGGTTTCACCCGACTCGATGACCGGGGTCCGCTGCCCACGGAAGTAGGCGATGCTCATTGCGGCCACGTCGGCAGGATCGGCGAACAGATACCAGCCGGTCCCGCTCTGGCCGGCGATCCCCTGCGCGTTCAAGTAGGGCGAACTGACCGGGCGGAACTTGCCCGCGTGCGGGTTGTTGGCCGGAACCATCTTGTTGTTGGCCGGCACTTGGAGAATCGTCGGCTCCTTGAAGTACCGCTCGGCGGTCACTTTGAGCGTCGTCGGCACGAGCATGATCATCGGCGCGAGGAGGACCGGGTTGCCGGCCACATCCACTTGGTTCAAGAACGCCGCCTCGGCGGCCGTGATCCCGTCCAGGTCGAGGACCGACGTTCCGCCCGACAGATAGTTTTTGTTGGCGGTCGAGAAGAACGCGTTGCCATTGATTGTCGGGTTCGACAAGAGCAGCGTGAACACGGCCGATTCGACCGCCAGCGCCCCTTGCCGGCCCAGCAACCGCGGAATCTGCAAGAATGCGCCCAGATCGTCGTTAATGATCTGCTGCCGCGTCAGCGCGATCAGCCGGCCATACGTGTCGAGCTGGTTCGTGTACGATTCTTCCGACAGGTTGGTCGATTTGAGTTCGCCATCCTGGCCGACCTTCTCGAACATGCCATTGGCCGTCAGCCGATAGCGCGAGAACGTTTTGAAGTCCACGGCGTCGGTCGTGTCGCAGAACTGGTCCGAGACGGTGTTGACCGCCTCGAACGATTTGAGCAACTGCTTGTTGGCCAAGTTGCTGAGAATGCCGGGCAGGCTGATCGTCGAGAACTCGCCCCCCGAGGCGCGAATCTGTCCGTCGGCCTCAAACGCCGCGCGGATCGTTTCGTTGTCGACTCTGCCAGGGCGCACGTAGCGCCCGGCGATCCGAATGACTTCGTACATCAGGCTATGGATCGTGGCCCCGCGAAGATCGCGCGAGCGGGCCGCTTCCAGCGTCTGGTCGCCATACCATTTTTCGACGGAAGCCTCACCGAGCCCGGCCGAGAGGCAGAGCGACGCCTCGAGCGCGATACCGGCGTTGACGTGGTTCAAGCCGCCGCCGGTGTGAATGGCCGGCGCGGTGGCCCGCGAGGCGCGGAGCACTTCCAGCTCGGTGCGGTTTTCGTCCCAGCCCTCGGAAACGGCTTTGGCGGCAATATCGGCATGCTGACCGGCCGCTTTGCGAATCGCGGCGATGCGCGTCATTTCGGCGGCCGTTTTGGTCCGCAACTCGGCCACCGGATCGTCGGCGGTCGCCGTAAACGACGCCGGCGATTCCGGTGGTTCCTGCTCGGCTGTAAACGCCGCCTCAAGGGTGGTGCGTTGAGTGTCGCTCAGCGACGCTCCGTCAAATCCTTTAGCGCTAATCCAGTCGTCGAATTTCATGGTCGATACCTCGATCGAGGAAAGGGCGGCAGCAGCCACCATCCGAGCACACGTTTAGTCGTCGGCCCCCAAGGCCACGAAGGAAACCTCGCCCAGCGTGGATTGCCGGGCCACATACAGCGGGCCAGTAAATGAGCGGCCATTGACTTGCGTTTTTTCGCCCTCTTCGACAAACACCATTTTTTGAACATTCGCGCCGATGCTGGCTTGCCAGGGGAAACCGTTGTCGGCGCTGGCCACAATTTCGCTCGCATGGACATTCGCTCCGGAGACGGAACCGTCGACTTTGAGCACGCCGCCGTTGATTGATACGTGGTCGGTGTGGCCGACGATCTGGCTCGGGTTGTGATCGCGGAGAATCGGTCGCGACTTGGCCGAAACCTTCAGCCCCGACAGATCCACCACCACCGGATACGGGACGTTCGCGAGCTGCATCTTGTTGCCCGTGTAGGCGGTGAGCGAGAACTTGCGAAGCTTGCTGGCTTCGCCTTCTCCCGCCTCGGCCAGGATCAAGCGGCCGGCGTCATCGTCGCGCTCGCAGGTGAGCCTGATTTGGCTTGGAAGTTGCATAGGGTGTTTAGTTTTCTTCATCGCTGCCCACCTCCTCGGGTTCGAGCTCGCCCGGATTGCGAGCTGGCGCGTCAGCCGGCTGCGGCGGTTGCATCGTGGTCGGCACTGGCACGGGGATGCCCAGTTGCTGCATCCGGGCGATTTCCTTGGCCCGCTGCTCGAGGGCCGCTTCCCAGTCTTTTCCCTCGCGGGCGTATTCGTGCGCCAGGGTCGTGGTGTGGTTCGCCAGCCGCATTTGCTGCGCGGACGATTCCTTGAGCGGGTCAACATGCTCCGTCCCGTCCCAAAACCACTGGAACGACCAGTCGGTGAAGGGACCCAGGCCGGGCGGAATGAGGCCGGGGAGCAGTGTGGCCTCGTCAAGC